ACTGTCTGAATCACAAAAGTTTATATTTACATCTAATCTAAAGTATCAAACAATGTTAGATAGTGTACAAGGTAGAGGACCTTGTCTAGCATTTTTACCATTTGTAACTAATCCTGAATTAGAAGGTTGTATAGTTGCATGGGATTTTATGGAAACTATACATAGTAGAAGTTATACATACATTATAAAAAATCTATACTCACAACCAGGTGAAGTATTTGATACTATTATACAAGATGAAAAAATTGAAAAGAGAAGTAAAGCAGTAACAGAAGCATACGACCATCTTATAAATCTAGGCTACAAATATCAATTAGATCCAAAATCAGTTGACATATATGATTTAAAGAAAGCGTTATGGCTTGCATTAGTAACTGTAAACGTATTAGAAGGTTTAAGATTCTATGTATCATTTGCTTGTTCGTTTGCATTTGGTGAATTAAAACTTATGGAAGGCTCTGCTAAAATATTATCATTGATTGCTAGAGATGAAAGTCAACACCTTGCAATGTCACAACAAATAATCAAAGCATATCTTACAAAAGAGAATGACAAGGTTATGAATAAAGTAATAAAAGATACACAAAAAGAATGCTATAAAATATATGATGACGCAGTATCACAAGAAAAAGAATGGGCAAGTTATCTATTCTCAAAAGGTTCTATGATAGGGCTATCTGAAAAACTATTACATCAATACGTTGAATATATAGCGAATAGAAGAATGAGAATGATAGGGCTAGAACAAAAGTATGAACACTCATCATCACAGAATCCATTACCATGGACTGTACATTGGTTCAATAGTAGATCACTTCAAAATGCACCACAAGAAACTGAAATAGAATCATATGTTATCGGTGGTGTAAAACAAGACGTAACAAAAGATCAGTTTAAAAAATTTAAACTATAATGAATCAACAACCGATCCTAAATTTATTAAATAGAAGACAGCACGTTATGGCCTACGATACAGAGGACATACCTGAAAAACAATTGATTGAAGATTTATTGTGGAAAGCATGGAAAGTAACGCCATCAAAGAATAACTTTATGCCATACCATTGTAATGTATTAGGTCCTGATAAGGTAAATGAAAAACACTCTATATGGATGAAAAGTGTAAAGAATAAAAAACACATAAATGAAAAAAACATTAAAGATCACAAAGAAGAAGGATACAATCCTTATTTTGAACATATAAGTACAGCACCTTATCTATTAGTTTTTACACAAAGAGTTTGTGAACCTAATGAGTACTATAGAAAAAGAATAGAGGGTGGTGACTATTACGAACAAATGCACGAAGACCAGGTACAATCAATGTTAAGAACTACTACCGTAGAAGTAGGAATGTGGATGGCTAATTTATCAGCCTTTGCGTTAGAGAAAGGTCTAAATACATCTACCATAGCATGTTTTCCATACAAACCTATGTCAGCATGGGGAGATTTACCTTGGGTAAAATATCCTGTTGTATTGTTAGGTAGTATAGGTAAGGCAAAAGAATTTCGTAGAGAAAGTATGAGTGATATTGAAAAGAAAGACGACAAGAAACCAGAACCAGAAACGGTAATAAGATGGATTTAAAACCTACTACAATTATTATGCTTATTGACTTTGAAGGACATCCTTTATTAGGTTCAGAATTTGTAAACAATCAACGTTTTTCTACATTGGCTTCACTACTAAATCCTGTACGAGATAGACCTCTTTTTATTATATCAAATCATAATCCTGATAGAGATATGAAGACAGAGGAAGTTGCAAAAATTGTAAGATTAGAAAACAGACACATTTGGTTAACCGTGTCTGCTGATAACCCTAATATCATAAGTATAGAGAAAGAGGTTGCTAGAAAAGGAATGAGTATAAAAAATGTTATAATTGGTGGCACAAATACATCTGGTTGTGTTCTAAAAAACAAACCATGTAGTGCTATGAATTGGGCAAACAAAGGTTATGATGTACAAATATTAGCAACTATGTGTGCTAATTATCAGATAACTGGTGTTAACGCTATAGAACAAAACCAAAACTCTTTAGCAATTGTGTGGCGTGAGGTCTCACAAGCAAATATGTTTGATAAAATAAGTTACGTAAGGGAGCATGAATGTCAGATAACGTAAACAAAGTACAAATAACTTGTCCTAATTGTGATGTTAGTTATTGGGTCAAGTGGAAAGACGAAGACAATGAGCCTACTACATGTCCATTTTGTGGTGCTGATACTTCTATAGATGATGATGACGCAATCTTTGAGCATGATGAAGAAGAAGACGATTGGAATTGATTATAGTTTAAGCAGTCCTGCTATATGTGTATGTAGAGGTGAGTTTAAATTAGATAACTGTAAGATATACTATCTTACAAATGTAAAAAAATATGAAGGCAGTTTTTATAATGGTAAAATAAATGGCAGATTACATCTACCCTATACCTCCGAACAACAACGACACGACCAGATATCCGATTGGGCGCTTTCTATTATTGATACTGCTATTGGTAATATTTTTATAGAAGGATACTCATTTGGTAGTAAAGGACTTGTATTCAACCTAGCAGAGAATATGGGTGCTCTCAAACATAAACTGTATAAACTCAATAAGAAATTTAAATCTATAGTACCAGGTCAGATAAAGAAGAATGCTACTGGCAAAGGTAATGCAGATAAGCTAAAGATGTATGAGCAGTTTACAAAAGATACTGGTGTTGATTTAGTCAAAGAATTTGAACAAACAAAACTCAATAATCCAGTAACCGACATAGTAGATTCATATTATATCGCAAAATATGGGTACGAATCATAGATGTTCTCGTTTTGTTCTCACAATTATTCCTAAAAAGTCAGTAAAATCAACGTTTTTAACGCTTGACAATTCCGTAATTTTATGTTAGATTATGTGTATATATGACAAAAGAATACTTTAAAAGTTTTAATATCGTTTACAAAAGAGAATATGTTGATCCAGAGTCAGAATATGATACGTTCTGGTCTTCATCTACTATCTACAGAAATGTACCTATAGATAAAATCAAATTCTATAGAAAACAATTACTTAAATTCAAAGACTATATGAACAAAACATATAGAGAAGACGCTACTAATTTCACAGGTGCTACTGGTATTGAGATAGTATATCCAGATGAGTATTACCAAACATACGAAGATGTGTTCGGTCCTGAAACGGCTGCAGGTGATGACAATCTATTCAATGACTTCGGTCAGATGTTTAATGGCAGACAAGGTTTCAGAAAAGATTTTGATCCTGACTTCACAAAGAATTACAAAACTAAAAAGAAAAACCCAAATTATATTTACAACTTAAATTAGGAGGACACTATGCAAATTAAATTAGGAGATATGATAACAGATACAAGAGGTAGAACTGGTGAGATAATCAACATCGGTATTGCAGTAAGAAAAGAAGACATTGCTGCTGAAGATGATACCTCATTGAATGCTAAAGAATATGATACTGATCTAGGATATACAGGTGCAGTTACCTTTGGTTCTAACTGGTGCTATTTTAGTCAGATAAAATCTGTATCAACAAAAGAAGGATCAGATGTTGATATTGCTATTGAACAAGAGAATGAGTGGTGGAAATAATGAACGGTTATTTTGCAGTACAATTAGATAAACAAAGTTGTAACGTTGTAAAGAAACTTGCTACAAAAGATATACTTGTATCAGATCACGTTACACTTGCATTTAAACCTATTAAGAAAGTTTATAACAAATATTCTAAACTTGTAGGTAAAAAAGTGGGTGTGTTTATCAAAGGTTACAGAGCAAACAATCACATTGACGCATTATGGGTTGACAATATGTTTGATAAAGAGTATAATAAAATCAAAAGACATGACAAAGGCGCTGCTCATATTACACTATCACACAAGAAAGGTTACAAATCAGGTGACGCTAACACTATGTTTACAAACCCTAAAGTAAAAGATAAGAAATACGGATACGTAGAAGGAACTATAAGATATATTGATTATGACAAAAGATAAATGGTTAAAGATTAATAGAGAGTCGTTTACTAGAACTCTCAAAGGATTTGAAAGACCTGACTATACATTAGATATAAATGGTCTACCGAGAAATTCTATACCTACGAGTGATAGAATATCTGGCGTATGTACTAAAGACACAAAACCTAAAGTACAACTACCCGAAGGCAAAACAATCGGCATTGCCTACAACAAGGGTAACTACCAGATAGTTGACAAAGCCGATTTTAAAACAATGGGAAAGAAAACATGAACGAGATGTGGAATATGAAAAAATCATTGTTATTTGCTATCGCTATAGTTGCAGTAGTATTAATATCAATGAACATGGCAAGTGCTGATGAAAAGAAGACAATCACACCACAAGAGTTTGCTACAAATATTGCTGAAGTACCAGGCAAACTTGTAAACTTTATAGGTAGTGAAGTTGAAAAAACAAAAGCATATCAGACGAAAGTTTGGTCAGAGGCAAAAACAAAGTGGCCTTGGACAATGTTAAAAGGTAACAATGCTTCACAAGATTAGTGAATTTTGTAAAAAGATTGATAGTATTCAGGCTCTATCAAATAGGTTGTACAATTTAAAGTACAATAATCCTAAAACGGTAGAGCGGGATGCTGAAATCAATCACCTTATAGATGATATACAGGCTCAATGCAAAATAATAGGATCAGATAACAAGCCCTACGATAAACCTTGATTTTACTAGGGTTTTTAGGGCTTGACAAATAGACTATTTTATGATAGAATTATTAAATAAACTAACAAAAGGACTACATTATGATGACTAAAGAACAAATTTTTGACGAATTTAAGATTGCAAAAGAAAAAGATATTGCAAAATCAACAACTAAACCACCGTATGAGAATGTGTTTACAAATAGACTCAACGTATTAAAATCACACCGTGACGCAAAAAAGTCACATCCTAAATCTTACAGACATTTAGATATTAATTTTGATAATCTAATACTTGCCTACTCGGCACCTGTACCTGTAGATCATTTCTATAAAACAATATTTAATAAGACTTTATCAGAATACGAACATGATAAAAGACTTGCTGATCTTACAGAAAAACAAAAAGAAAGAGAAGAAGCTAAAAAATTAAAAGAAAAAGAAAATGAAAAAACTGTTGTTTCTATTAACTAGTTTGTTGTTGCTCTCTAATTGTACCAGCATGAATCAGTCCACTATTGGTGCTTCAACCACAGCGGCTGTTGCTGGTACAGCGTGTTACACTTACTTAACTGAAAATCCTGCTGTTGTGGCCACGTGTGCTGTTGCAGGTTCATTTAAGGGTGCTGACTTTATGAGTGCTGAAACAGACGATCAACTTATGACAAGGGCTTTCGTAGATCATTTAGACAATGCACCTAATAGTCCAGGGTTTACTACATGGCAAAATCCTAAAACAAATAGTAATGGTATTATTAAGACTACAGGTTTCTATCTAAAAGGACCTATCAAGTGTGCTATGGTTGAAACTACACACGATCAGAATTTAGATAACACAAGATTCTTTGATTCAATACTATATGGTAATCCTTATAGACAAATGCAATGGCATGAAGTTTGTAAAATGCCTGATGGGAGATGGATGTATGTTGATTAGATTATTTTTTATATTACTATTTGCTACAAGTGTATATGCTGAAGATAGTTTTGAAAACACAATGAAGAAACTAGAGGCATTAGAAGGCAATAATACAAAAGTTGAATACGATAAGATACAACCTATTAAGGATCAATATTGTTTTATCAAAATACAAATTAAAGAATTAGACAATGGCGAGATTGTTAAACAAGAAGTAGTTGAATGTGCTGACGGCAGAAAAGCATATGACGGACCTAGTTATTGGGAGTTGTTCGCTCAATTCTACTATAGAGATATGTTTACACCTGCCTATTGCAGAAATTATGAAAGGCCGAAACATGCCTATCATAAACCTGGCAAAGTTTGCCTTGATAAAGATGGTAATTGGGAGGTAAAAAGATGATAAGAGGTCTATTGACACTTACAATTTTATGGGTTATCCTTGCATTTGCATGGGATCCATTTACGTCAACTGTTGAGAAAACACAGGCTGTTGACAAAACGAAGGATATAGTATATAATGTGTTTAATAATGTAAAGGAGAAGGTGAATGAGTAAAGTACTCAAATATATAATGATCGGTTCTATAGGTCTGTTACTTGCAAATTGTTCTAGTAGCACTTATAAAATCAAACAAGAAAAGGATAAACAAGTCCTTAAAGTACCGTCTTGGTATATGAAAGATTATAACGAGAAGAAAGAATGTGGTACTAAAACGTTCGGCAAAGGCAAAGATAAAGTTTGTATCTTTGGTGTCGGTACAAGTGTTTCACCAGATTTAGAACTTGCAATTGAGAAAGGTATGATGATTGCAAAGGCTGAACTTGCTGATAAAGTAAAAGGTGAGATGAATAAGAAAGCAAAAATATTTACTACTGAATTAGGTAAGAATACTAATAAGACCGTAGTTACAGATGTTGAAACTACATTGGTAAATATAAT